GACTTCACAAATACCTTGACAAAATTGTCTACTGGTGTAGACGGACTCGGTGCAAAACTGAAGAACATCACTACAAAAACCTCCGAACTGAATCTCGCCGAGGAAAAACTAAACCGAGATAGGAGCAAATGGCAGATCCAGGAGGCAGAGAAAAATAAAGAACTGGCGCAACTTCGTAAACAAATGTATGCGGCATCGGATAATGCTACTAAAAAGAGGCTACAAGATGAAGCCGCAAGAATAACGAAGGAAAAATATGATATGCAAAGGAAATTTGCAACCGAAGCATTAAGAATTCGTAAAGAGAGAAATGCATTAACTACTTCGTCTCAAGCAGATATAGACGAAGAGAATAGACTACAAGCCGAACTTATTAATGTTGACTCCCAGGAAATGTCGGAAATGACCTTCTTTGATCGTAGAGGAGCCTCATCCGACAGAGCCGAGGAGCAACAACAGAGAAAAGCCGCAAAACAACTCGCACAGCTGAAAGCACAGCGAGCAAAAGCAGAAGCCGCAATGGCCCGCCAACTTCGCCAGCAAGTAACACAAGCTGAAATAGACGCGATGGCCGAAGGCACGGATAAGAAACTCGCTCAAATCAACCTCAACTACCAGAAGGAACTGGACGCGGTGGATAAGATGCAGGACGAATACCTCAATCAAAAGCGCCAAATGTCCAAGACTGAATATGAAGCAAAGAATCCAACTGGCGTGTTTGATCCGGAGACCATCCAACTGACAAAGGAGGAATTACAAAAGTTCCAGGAACTTAAAGAGAAAGCACTCCAGGTGTACATTAAAACCCTGGACGACTTCGAATACGAGGAACAACAATCACACATCAGCTACCTGGCCGAATACGGAAACTTTGAGGAGAAGAAACTCGCTATCGCTCAAAAGTACGCCAAACTCATCGCAGAAGCAGGATCCGATGAGTACAAAGCAATGTCACTCGAAAAGGAAATGAAGAAGGAATTGTCCGGGATAGACATGGACCGCTTCAAGGACTCCATAAATTGGGAGGGCATATTCGGAAACCTCGAGAATGTAGCCCGCTCGAAACTCAAGGATTTGCGCGCGCAGATAGTGGAATTCATGAAGAGCGATGAATTCAAGAACGCCACATCGGTAGATAGCAAGAAGGAACTTATGGATGCGCTCAACAACATCGACGCGCAGATCCAAGCAAGAGAAGGAGCAATCGCCTCATACATCCTCACAAAGAAGGACCAGAAGCGCGCGGAGGAGAACTACCAGAAGGCACAGATTGAATACACCGCGGCATTCAGTAGCGAGCAGGAGGTACGAAATCGATACAAACTCGGAAAGGCAACTGACAAAGAACTGGAAGACGCGAGAGAGAAAACTCGACAGACGAAAGCAACTAAAGACCAGGCAGAGAAAGATAAGCAGAACATTTCTGCAAAGGTCTTGCCAAAGATGCTTGATGCCGTGAACCAAATCAATGACAACATCCAAGCCCTCCCAGGACTGATGTCGTCACTTGGCGCACTTGGTGTAGAGGAAGACTCACCACTTGGTAGTACATTAAGCGGAGTGGCCGATGTTGCGAACAATGCCATGGGAGCCTATACAGACTTCATGAGCGGAAACTACATAGGAGCGCTCACGAAGGGAATAAATGCCATTGACGGAGTGGTCGCTTTGTTTGATAAGGGTAATCTTGAAGAGATGAATGAGGAAATCGAAAGATTGTCTGCAGCCAATGTGGGCCTCGCCGCAGCCATTGACGACCTTACAGACTCCTTAAATGAGGGCTCGGTAAGTGACGCCTCAAAGACTTATGAGAAAGCGCTCAGTCTTCTCCAAAAGCAGGAAGAGAACAGCTCACGAATCATGCAGGACGAAGCCGCCAAATGGTCACATGGATCACATTCAATCCAGTCACAACTTAATGACAGCGCATCCTTCAGCTCACTACTGGCTAAAGCAGGAAACATACTCGGAGTAAACCTTCAAACTTCAAGAGACTTCCTGGCCCTTTCTGCCAAGGAGATGAAAGAACTCCGAATGCAGGACGCCGACCTTTATAACAATATTCTGCAGGCATTCCGAGATGTGGAGAATAGTAAGACGGGCTCGGGAATTGACGAATTGATAGCGCAGTACATCGACGACTTTGCAGAGGCCGAGGACAACTTAAATGCCGCTTTGAGAGAGAAGCTGACAAGCACTAACCTGGACTCAATCAAGGACGAATTCAAGAATGTGCTGACAGACATGACAAGTAGCGCCCAGGACTTTACTGACAATTTCGAGAACATGATGCGCACAGCAATCATAAACTCCATGATGTCCCAATATTTTGATGCGCAACTCGAGGAATGGCAAAAAGACTTTGCAAAGGCAATGGAGGATGGCGACATGAGCCAAACCGAGCTCGACAGATTGAGACTTCAGTACGACAGCTTGATGGAGCAGGCGGTGGAGCAACGCGACAGATTACTGGATGTGGTAGGCCTTGACACCTCAAGCAGCTCATCAACCGGAAAATCCGTAAGCTCAATGAGCCAGGAAACAGCAGATGAACTCAATGGAAGATTTACAGCCTTCCAATTGAGTAATGAAGCGATAAACCAAAATACCGCACAAGCCGTAGCAAGCCTCCAGGCCATGCTCACCATTAAGACCGAGGATAGCCGCATACTTGGAGAAATACAGAACCTCATGGTTACTGGAAACGGATACCTGGAGGATATCGCCAAGTACACCAAGGAACTCGAAGGACAGAAGGAAGCGATCATTAAATTAGTGGAGAACTCAAATAAATTGTAAAATGACAAACGAGTTATTTATAAATGGCAAGGACGCCTACACAGAATGGGGATTGTTCATGGACGAAAGTTCAATGAGCCAACTCCGAACACCTCCAGGAATGAAGGACGTGGTAAATAACAAGAGCCGCCTCCAGCATGGAGCGCAGTACGTAAAGACTCAACCAGTCAAAATGGACGAGCGAAGCCTGGCGCTATCGGTCCAATTTACAGCCAAGAACGAGACGGAATTCAATACGAGATACAACGCCTTCGTTCAAGAACTGATGACTGGATGGCTTAACATCACCACACACCATGAGCCAAACGTGGAATACAAGATGCGCTACGTTTCTTGTAATCAGTATTCGGAATTCATGCAGGGCATCGCAAAATTTGCGTTAAAACTGGTGGAGGTGGACCCTTCGGATAGAGAACTTGAATTAAATTGATGAAAATGACGACGACGCAGAGTGCCAATATCAAAAATTTTGGTATCTTTGCGTCAGTCATGTGAAGATGCATGATACCAGATTATGATAGCAATAAAATACAAGGACGGAAGCACCACAAAAACACGCTGCGAGATAGAACTGAATAATGGTTCTATTCGACACGCAGAACTGATGAAGGAAGACTACGTAGAGTTAAAGTTTTCCTTGTTGAGCCCTTGTGCGTTTCAACTTGGCGACTTCATCGACTTTTCACAGACTACAAACGAATATCCTCTGCTTACTAACATAGGCCGATTTGAACTTGTGTCTACACAAGACGCAATCCCTACGTACAACAAAACAACTGGAGGGTACGACTACAGCCTAAAACTCCAGGCTTACTACCGCAAATGGGATAACCGCATCCTTAAACTTGTCCCAAACCAATACGGAACCGCAGCCGTCTGGACGATTACAGACACTATAGTAAATATTGGCAAAGTAATCATTTCGAACCTAAATACCCTCGGTTTCAAGTATTACAAGAACGGCGCGAATTTTGTTATCGACGTTCAATCCGAAGGTATAGATGATCCGAAGGAAATGCTCACTATTTCATTTGACGGAACTGGAATCCTTACAGCGCTACATAATATCGCGGCACTCGCAAATGACGGAAGAGGTTGTGATGTTTGGGTGGAAGCTAATCACATTAAATTTGGCAGATGCGCTAGTGGCGATGTTTTGGAAATTTCAAGAGCCACAAATGCCGTGGATATTACTCGCCAGGAAGGAGAGAAGGAATACGCCAATAAGTTATACGCATTCGGAGCAGAACAGAACATACCAGGGAACTACCGAAAAGACCTTATATTCACGATTACGAATGTGGTCGGTAGTTCCTTTGCGGACAAAAACCGCAAACTCACAAGGGATATGTTTAATGAGGACGCAATCATTAATGGATCCCAGCCGAAATACTACAGCTTTGAAACTGGAAAAACCTCCGCATACCAGGCCTCGTCATTTGTTAATGATAGCCTGGACATAAAGGACAACTACATAACATGGGAAGGTCATAAACAATTCACAGAGGTCGAAATGCTCCTCCCGGATGGCAGATATTCATTAAAAGAATATAACGAGCAAACGAGCACTTACATAGACCTTAATCTTCAAGGAGTGCCCGACAGCGTGCTGGAAGGAACAGCTACTATAGAATTGTTTGTGGGGCATAATGGAACGAACCAAAGACAAAGACTTGCGCTTTGCAGAGAGGCATTCAAAGCCAATACCGACAGCAACGGAAACTGCAAAATACAAGTATATCCCGACTTCATAAAGAAGCAAGCGGTGCTCGACTCCGAATACATATCGGGCCTTGTGATCATTATGGCTATCGGCCTGGAAATTGATACAGCGAGTGACTTGTCGGAAATTACAGCAGGGCAGGCCGTTATTATTGGAGCGCTGCAATTCGAGAACCATGCAACGCCATTCTATGCAAAGATTAGAACTCGAAGATGGAAATCGTCAGCATACGCGGGTAAAAATTACTGGGCGAAGATAGAACCAAGCCGTTATTTTTATAACACTCTTATCACGCCAGGAACCCTGGACGATATCGGAAGGTTCACACCTCAATCGTTAGCGCCAAACGCCTACGAAGAAGGAGTGTACTCGGGAGATACATTCTCGTTCATTGAGAATGATGAGGGAAAAGAATTTTTAATGAGGGCCAAAGTTCCATACAATTACTTCTCCGCAAGATACGACCAAAGCCTAAATGGCGTGGTTATAAACCGACTGATGCTCCCGGATTACGACTTGTACCAGGATGCGGAAGGAAATATAACTCCTTACAACGAGGATGAAAGCACCAAGGTTTATGCGGGCGAGGGATATGTTGTCAAAGAAGGACTTACCGACCAGAACAAAATCGTAGAAGCCGTACAATACTTTGACGACATAAAGCCTTCATACGATGGTACAATTAGCAAGATGGGACTCAAGTTAGAAGAGGAGAAGGACTCGGACGGAAATCTTACTGGAGCCGACGTATACAATTACGTAATATTCGATACCCTCCTCAAGAACTTCAAAAACGATTATTCATTAACCGAAGGAAACCTCGAAATAACGTTCTCGTCCGGAAAGTTAAATGGCCTCACATTTGAGATTGAGGTGTTCAAGGGCAAACTTGATGACGGAACAAGAGCCGACGGAACGAACAACAAAGGTACATGGTTTAAGGTCGTACCAAGCGAATCTTATGGTGCAACATTCCCGAACCAATATTCATACCCGGTAGTAGGAGACACCTACAACATAAGTGGCTACGATACCTCGCTTATTGACAGTGCACTCCTCCAGCAGGCCGAGATAAAGCTGTGGAAGAAGGCAAAGGAATGGCTGGACAGCAGACAACTCGACCAGGGAACTTACACCGCCATTATGCAGAGCCTTTATTCAAAGCGCCTCATGGTCCAGGATCCAGAGCCTACAACTGACTTGTTGTTCGACGACGGAACGAGGATACTCACAGATGAAAACAGCAGGCTGCAAATCGAAGCACCGCAATATACACCAGTTTACCAGGATCCGCCATATTTCATGGGCCGAAAGGTTAAGATAACGGAAGCCGGAATATTTGGCAACCAGCCAAGGGAAACCCGAATAATCGGATTTGAATACCCGCTCGATTTCCCATACGACAGCGTCAAGCTCACCTGCGGAGAGACATCAGCATACAGCCGATTGAGACACATAGAGAAGCAAATATCAAAACTTGAATAGTATGATAGGAAAGAAAATAAAAGACTGCGAACTGCTCACATCGCCAACTGGCAATGAGCTCCTGCCATGCTCGGACGGAAGCGGAAAAGCAAAGGTGGTAAAGTTTAGCCAGATCAGCACAACTACCCAGGCAATCGGTAAAGCCAATGCCGCAACCTCGGAATGCCGAGAGGTTATCGCAGCCGCAGAAGCCAAACTCACACAAATGAATTCTGCGGTATCCTCGGCTACAGCACAACTCCAGTCAGTGTCAAATGCTACGACAGCCGCAAATAGCGCAGCATCAAGTGCAACAAGCGCAGCATCAAGTGCCACAAGCGCGGCATCATCTGCACAGACTGCAGCGACAAATGCCAACAAGGCCGCAGGAGATTGCTCGACAGCAATCTCAAGAGTGGCAAGTCTCGTATCGCAGATGTCCACATTACAATCAAGGGTGGAGGACATCGAGACTAACGACGAGGAGCAGGATAGCACGATCACAGAACTGGCTGAACTAACAAATCAGTTGTCGGGACAAGCGGTCACATTTGCTATGGGTACAGCACTTCCCGGAGCGGTTACGCCGAAACAGATATTCTTTGTGCAGGCGACTGGCAAACTATACATAGGCGTGCCAAGTTACCTAACCAAATCATACAAGGTGGTACTGAACTGGACTCAAAATACGATATTGCTAAACATAGTGTTCTACTTCTATGGACCGGACAACGTAAAGCGAAATTACGGAATCGTTACAGAGGAGGGAGGACTTGTGAAGCATTGCACTCCGGACGGAATACAAACCGGAAGATATTATAAAGCTGGTTCAGGTTCAATCGAGGTAATCGGGGATGAGAGCATTGCTAATGTACGAGCTACCACAATCCAGACTACAACGCAGGCACAATGGATACAATTGAAATAAGCAACATCGGGAAGCAAGGCCCCGAGAGCGATAATAATAAATCAAAGAACAACAGCTATGACACGAAAAGTCAATTATAAAAACTACTTTGAGCTGAACGAGCATAGCGGGAAGGACCTTTATAACGTACCTTTCGAGTTCAAGTATTACGTGGACAGCGAGCCCTCGATGCTTTATATAGCATCATTCGATGGTGCGACCTACCACAATTGTATGTACAGCCGCGACAGCAACACCCTCACGGTTTTTTTCGAGAACCAGGAGCTCGGCCTCGGTCAACTCTTGTGCGAAAAGACCTTCCATATGCCATTTGTTGGGCCCGACGGAAATAAGGACTGGAGCTACAAGGACTCATACGATGTGATACTCATCGAAGGGGAAGAGGTGGATCCGGGTGCGCCTTCGGGCCAGGGCCTTGTGAACAAGGAATTGAGAGACGCAATCAAGCTGGTCAACCAGCGAGTGGATGTCCTCAAGACCGATGAAGCAAAGCAGAACGAAGACATCACGAAGCTCAACTCAAGTGTCAGTACCCTGGATGCAAAGACCAAGCAGACGGAGAAAGACGTCGAAGCGATAGACCAGGAGCAGAGCAAGCAAGGCCAGGAGCTCCAGGACTACATGGCAAGCAACGACCAGGACATAAAGAGACTTGAGAATAAGATAGAGCAGGCCTGCGATTGCAGCAAAGACAAAGGTACCTTTGAATCGCCAGCCAGCCTCAAGGTAGCAATACCAACTCCAAAGGTGGGAGATAGTGCCTACGTTCAAGCGCCAGCCAATTCTTCTACTTTTGATCCAGCCAAATACTGGGGGGATTTGTACCTCGGAAAGAGAGAAGAGAAATCCACAGAATGGCACAAGTACACGACTAACGCGACTGGGCTTTATTTCAAAGCAGACACGAAATACTACTATGTATGCGGAGAGGTCGCCCTTCAGCTTTTAGCCGACGACAGCATGGAGGTGCTCCTGGAGCATGGCCATGTGAAAGAAATTACAATCGAGCAGGGAACGACAATCCCATACCACTTGTACATCTGCAAGGCGCAAGGAACATGGGTTAATACTTTCCAGACGCGCAACTTCACACTACCACAGAACGTGAGCGCCTCAAACGTTTATGACGGACAGAAGCAACAGAGCCAAATGAACCTCATAGACCAGGCCAACGCCACAATCAGCAACCGCAACACGGAGCAACTGCTGAAGGTTATCAATTCACTGGTAGGCGTGGTTAACGATTTGCAGAAGAAGGTCGCACTTACAGAAGGAAGAGACTACACAAAGGTCCCAACCATTGCACTGGGCTACCTTGTTGCTGACGGAACGGATGACCACAAGCGCCTGGATTTCTCACCACTTCCAATACTCCTTTCATAAAAACAGAACAATATGCAACTACTCAATATTAATAAATCGGTAGGCGATCCATTATACACCACAGAGGTAATGGCCATTGTTGGAAAGATTAATGAACAGACAGAGTGGATAAACAACTACGAAGCTGCTCATGGAACCACAACAAGCATCCAGCTCGCTACAATCGTAGGAGTGCGGACAACCTACACATACACCGGACAGCCAGTATGCCCAGAGTTCCGTCTTTACATGAACGGAAAGCTCCTCGAGAAGGGAACCGACTACGATATGTACTACGACAAGAACACAGATATCACATCTGCCGCAGAAATCGTAATCACCGGAATCGGCAACTATTCCGGTTCGAAGACAAAGACCTTTGCAATTGAGGGAGCAAAGTACAAACTCACATACGAGGCCAACGGACATGGAACAGCCCCAGCCGCTAAAAATTCCGTTTCAAGCCTTACCGCTACAGACCTCACACTCCCAACAGATGCAGACTTCGAGTGCACTGGATGGTACACAGCCGCAACTGGGGGCACAAAGATTACTGCAGGATACACACTCACCGCAGATACAACAATCTATGCCCAGTGGCAAGCAAAGACATTCCAGCTCACTTATAATGTCAAGGGCCACGGATCCGTCACACAGCCAACAGCCAAGATGGAGAAACTCCCAGAATTGCCAACACCAACAGCAGACGATTACTGGTTCCTGGGTTGGTACTATGACGAGAGCTTCACTCGAAAGGCTGCAAAGGACGACAAGCTCACAGCCGCTACAACCCTTTACGCAAAGTGGATTTGTAACGAGGTCACAGCCACACTCCAGGATAAGACAACTTACGGAGTACGTACTATCAAGGTCACACTTGCAAAGACTGAGACCAACGCAAATGCAGTTCTTGCCGTGAACGAGGGAACTGGATATGTTGACGTCGATGGTACAAGCAAGGAGATCACACTCACAGCGACAAAGACAATCAAGTACAAGATTACATACACAGAAACTGGAGTTACAAAGACACTCGAAACTGAAGCACTTGTAATGTTGTACGATGCTGACGAGACAAAGATCACATTCAAGACTGATGACAACAGCGCAATCACCCTCTACAAGAACGGAGAGGTAACAACTGATAGAACATTCTTGATGAGCAGCCTCCAGGTAAACGACGTCTTCAAGATTACAGATGCCGCAGGCCACGAAGGAACAGCAACTATTGTAGAAAATTCTTAAACCTAAAAGAGTATGGTAGACGCAGAAGGAAGACAAATCCAACTCGAAGCTCAAGACATACTGATACCACAGCTCGGAATGTCGCTCGCCCAGGCAATCGCCCAGAAGCGAATCGACATTCCGGACGCAACTGCGGCACAGATTGAGAGCTTGCAGGAAGGATTATCCCTCGCCAACGACTCCGACGCACACATCCATGAGGTCAAGATTGAGCTCAAGGAGGACGCGACTGGGGAAAGATCTGCCACCGGAGCCTACTCGAAAGGCGTTCTCACAATCACCCTCGTTAACATGCAAGGCGACAAGGGCGAGAAGGGAGATACCGGAGAGAAGGGCGAAACTGGTGCGCAGGGACCGCAGGGCGAGCAGGGACTCCAGGGAGAAACTGGAGCGCAGGGACCACAAGGTCCAGCAGGAACTAATGGTACCAATGGCAAAGATGGTAAGGACGGAAAGGATGGCACGATCACCAACCTGGCCGACAGCATTACTGCCACAGACAAGACAAAAGCGGTTAACGGATATGCGGTAGCTAACTACGTTTCACAGCACGGAGGCACAAGCATCGTAGCAGGAACTAATGTCACATTTGAAACCACTTCCGACGGAAAGATTAAGATCAATGCAAGCCTTCCTGCCGGAACGACTGGTACTGCGGCACAGACTGCATACACAAATGCCGACGGAACGCAGACTAACCTCCAGGTAAAAGTCACCAAATTAGAAAATGGACATAGGTGCGTTGTTATGCCTATAATTTCTTATGATGGTGGTACAAATATCACAGAAGAAGAAACAAGCGGAATTTACTCGTTTGGTTCTTCATCTCCGTATGTGAGTCCAACGCAATTTCATTCTTATAGATACAAGAACGAAACAAATGGTTTTGCAAATATAATTTTTTCTGCTCAAACTGGTAATGCACAATATCGCACCTACGCAATTATTGACGCAAATGGTAATATCATTGAAGAAAAGAGTTTAGTTAGTAATAAGTTATATTGTTGCATACTTGGTAAGAACTATACTTTTGTTGTATCCTCCAATTTTACGGCTAAACTTAATCCTACATTTATCACATTGCCATCCGATAATGGTGGAGTATTAAATGTATATTGCTATGGCGACTCGCTATCAGCAGGTGCTGGAGGTAATGGAACAACCTACGAAACAACATTGCAATCTCTTGGAGAGGGAAAACTTAACGTCATAAATTGTGGAATTGGTGGGGAAACTATCGGCACTATTGCTTCAAGATTAGGATGCTCACAATTACAAAATAAAAATGAATTTATTTTGCCATCTACAACAGATGTGGTAGAAATTGGCGATTTGCTGAATGAGGACGGGGAATCCGTAAGACCTCTTCTGCAAGGAGATAGGCAGACAGTAAATCCAGTTATTATCAATAATGTTGAATGTACACTTTCGGTCACTCATAATAATTACACAAATGTAAAGTATTATGTAAAAAGAAATGTAGCAGGAAACAAGGCTATAAAAGTTGCTGAAAATACACCATTTTTTACACACGGACAAAGAAATGTTGCAGATGTTGTAGTAATTTGGTGGGGTACTAACAACTGCGGAAATGGAACAAATGCAGAGGGTACTGCAACTGCGAATGGTGCAGTCGCATTTGGTAGTATGACACCCGATGAATGCGCAAGTGCTATGGTTAGTTGGTATAAAAGAGCAATTAACTATATCGGTGCAAGATACTACTTGGTGGTTAATATCCATTTTTCATACTTGGCTGAAGAAAAAAGAATTGCAATTACAAAAGCATTACAAAAGGAATTTGGTGCGCATTTTGTTGATTGGTGGAGATATTCTTATTCTAATGCTCTTGATGATATGGGCATTGAAGCCACAAGTGAGGATATAACGGAAATGGAAAATCATAGAGTGCCAAAATCTTTGATGAGTGATGGGGTTCATCTTAATGCTGATGGATATACTGCATTAGGTAATCT